CCCATGTACCGCCTTGACCTCTTCGGTTATCTCAACAATCCGGGCTTGTGCCGTCTCTTTGTCTACCAGGGGAACTGCCTTAACAGTCGTGGAAACGTCGATTACCTCCTCTTCGTCCTCGTCCTGAACTCCCCCTTTGTCCTTATCTGCCTCTTTGGTGGCATCTGCCTCAATCTTGACGCCCTTATCGTCAACCTCTTTAGCAGCAGCAGCCTCTTTTTCTGCGCCAGCATCGCCTTCATCAACCTCTCCAGGCTTTCCAGCGTCTCCAGCCTCTCCCTTGTTGGTGTCGTCAACACTCCCTTTATCATCGGTCTCAAGAAGTCCCTCCTTTTCTTCTTCGCTCAGTCCTGCCAATTCCTCATCAGTGTATTCCATTCTTATTTTCCTCCCTTCGGTGTTTTCTCTGTTTTCATTGTCTGCCTCTCCCCAACCTCGATCTGGTTCAGGGTCTTCGCCTTCTCTATCTGGATCTTGTCTTTACTATCTCCAATCTCTCCCTCGGTCTTGGCCGTCTCTGCCCTGACCTGATCAATCTGCGCTATTGTTTTCTGAGCTTCGGCTTCGGTCTTATCGATGATGGCCTCTTCTTTCTCGAGCAGAAGTTCCTGTGCTGCGTCTGCGATCCTCTTCTTCTTGTCTTCCTCTTCCTGCTGTGCCTTTAGCCTGGCTTGGTTCTCTGGATCATTCGGGTCTGCGTTCGGGTCTTCCTGTCCATTCATGCCCCTGATACGCTGTACCATCTCTTTGCTGAGGCTTTCCGGTATGTCATGAAGCTCTACAATCAAATCCAAGAGGTTAAAAACTACCTCTGGCGGGAGTTTGCCGGCCAAATCAAGCACAGATTCCACCATTGCCTGTCTCAAGGTGGCATTGTAGGCCTGCGTATCAACCACAAAGTCGGCCTTACGCGCCGTTATGTCGTTTATGTTCCCATCCTTGTCAGGGGCATTGACTGTCATAAACTCCTGCTGCCCTCTGTCCCCGGTTATACGGAACGTCTTTTCATCAGGCATAAACTGTTCGATCAACGACAACTCAATCTCTCCGGCCATCTGCACGCCAAATCGGTGATTGTCGAATACCTCCGCTCCTATTACATGGCCTTGGTCCTGCCGTGCCTGTATCGCTCTCCCTGATGTTGCATTGGTCTCTCGCCCCATGTTCTCGTCGGTAACACCACCAACCTTCTGAATAGCAGCAGCGTCTTGCTCCATGAGCATAACGTGTTCTTTTGCAAGTCCAACGTGTTCATCAAAGATGACGCTCGACCCTCGCTTCTTCCTGATAATGCCATCGGGCCGGTGAGCTTCGTCGTAGAAATTATCCCAATCATCCGTAGCGTCATTATCAGCAATAATCCTCTCGCTTGACAGGAGATGCAGCGCCCTTGATCTGCGCTTGTTGAGATCGTCCTGGAGACTAATGAGATTGCGCACAGCTCCATACGGTTCATTTGTGCGTTTCTTCCGATATGCCCACAAGGGAACAAAGGGGAACCGGTTATGGTTGTAGGGAGATTCCGCATCCTGCAAAGGATAAGGCATCCCTTCCGCCCACATCATGCACCTGACAGTCATAAGCAGCGCATCGTAAGTAGACGCATATTCCTTTTCCACCATGTCTGCCATGGGACCGTTCTCAGCGTCATACGGGGTATTGTTGAGCGTTCCGAGGTCTTTTCCGCCCCGGATCATCGTTTTCTTGGCCGGGATTTTATACCAGCACTCTACGAGCCGGATACGGGATCGTTTTGATGTGTGGTAAGTAGCATCATCGTTGTCGCCGTCTCCGCCTTCATTTTCAATCGTTATTTCACTTTCATCTATACCCACTTCCGTATAATCGGTGTACGTCTTTGCAGTCATGGCCGCGGCCTTGAGTGCCGCTGCGTGTTCGGGATACATTGCTATTGCTATATCAAGATCAACTATCTTGGACCTGATCTCAAACCGAGCGTCAGACAAGTCCATCTCAACCGAAAGCGGGTCGTACCACATGCTCCGCCAATCTTCGTATCGGTAATAGGTTGGTTCATCTTCTTCGTCTCCGCGTACTCCCAGCTCGAGCCATCCCAAACCGGAGATAACCTCATCCTTAAACCCCCGTGACCGTGCGAATGGCGCCCGGTTGACATCAGAGTTATATTTCATCAACTGTGTTTTAGCTTCGGCGCCCTTGGTATCGTCCTGAGCCCGAGGAAGGACACTATAATCAATCCTGGTGCGCTTCTCGGTACCAACAGTCCAATCTATGGCCGGCTTAATCCTGTTATCGGTTATTGCCTTTTGCCCGCGAAGCTCCAAAGTCTCTTCATCGTCCGGATCCCACTGGTCGCCATCGTAATTGTCGTGGTCTTTGAGTCGCAGGAGCCTTGATGCACGCTGTCCCGACTTGGCTTCGCGCCACCATTCTTTACACCTGCGGAGTTGAGCAATAGCCTTGGCGCCTTTAAGGGGATCATCCTCTTTCAGCTTGGCTTCTGGATCCACTCCCATGTCTTTGGTGATCTCGTCGTCAGTCGGCCCTTTCTCATGCTTGCCTTCGACGCTATCCCATGCGCTTGTTGCTGTATCCATCGTGTCCACCCTATAGAATTATCAGGCCGCTTTCCGTAAGCTCCGCGCTTCTGCGTTGCCCGTTGATTATAATCTCCGCCTCGCCCACTATCAGACTGTCCGCTTTACTCTTGCTGTCTGGTACTGCATCCATCATCTCTACAATACCGTCCTGTATTACTTCTGCCAGCTCTGCCAGTTGTCGAGTATTCGGGATCCCCAGGTCGAACAGGTCCCACACCTGAAGGCAAATCCCCATCATAAACTGCGCGAAGTCCGGGTTATGCTCTTTGGTGTATCTCCAAAGGTTCTTTTCCTGGATAACAAACCGTTTACGTCTGTTAGATGTCCGGACGTTCTTCGGAGCCAGGACCAAGACTACCTGCTCGTCTCCATCGATCTCCATCAAATCCAAGTATTTTATGACTTGCCCTTTTGCCATCAGTCTCTCCTTAATTCAGATAATCCCGCCAACTGCGTGCCTCTGGATGAGCATTGAGGTATTCCAACTCCGTCTTGATCTCAAACTTATGGTTGCTTACAAACCTTAAAGTCCCGGAAGTCACCAGCCTCCGTGGGCTTAGTACCAGCTTTCCCCCGACAGATCTGAACGTAATCCCCTGTGCGTTCAATACTCTGCGTGCTGATATTGGTGTAATCATCTTATATCGCCATTGCCGATTTCGGCCTGTTCTTGAATCCTGTTGACCCTGTACCAACATTGGGAAGATACCCGCGTGCTCCCGTTCGCAGGCTGTCTGCACCATGAGAGGCGTAATTATGTAAAGGCAACTGCCTAAAGCCTGCCAGCTTCTCGTCCCATTCCCTTTGATACCCATCCAGACAAGTAATAAGCTGGGCACAATTCTCCTCGTCTATCCATGTTGTAGCCAGAAAGCGCCGAGTCTCGTCAATCCCCTCCATCAGGTCGCCACGTTTGACCACCATTGTTTTGGAACCAGGCATCAGTGATTGAAAGACCTCCAGCCGTGATTTGCCGTCTTCCCTGGAATAATCATGCACATTCATGTCATGCGGGAAGAAGTGCGTGCCGTAAACATAGCCCTTCTCCTGCAGCACCTTAACGTAATGGCCCATGGATTCGTTGAAATCCTCGTGATAATCTATCAGCCTGTTCTGCAAGCCAACCCTCTGATGAAATATAATCGCGTTCTCGTCGCCCCGCCCCAGATCCCAAAACGTATTGACGGGGATGTCCATCTCCATCGGGATGATGCCAATCCTCTTTTGCTCCCGCATCCGGGTCATCTCACGGGCGTAATAAGCACCCTTGAGAGCTACATGGAACGGTTCATCCGGTGTCGATGGAAACTCCCGGAGCATCTTATCGCCCTGCTGCCGAGACTTGAGAGCGTACCAGGCACGCTGATTAAGAGTAAACTTCTTGTCAACCTCGCCTTCAATCCGGTCCAGGTACTCCCTTTCTTCTGAAGTAAATGTCACTAAAGTAGTATCGTGGTCAGTCAGGGTATTCTTAGGGTCTTGGAACCACGGGATGAAGAGGAACTTGTAATCCATCTGTGTCAGCTCCCGTCCTTCCTTCTCTATGTTCCTTGCGGTTTCACACATATCGTAAAAATCCCCATGTGCCCCTTCTGCTGTACTTTCTATCCAAACGATCTCCCCGCCATGGATGGCATTAAGAGAGCCCGTAATGATCTCTGTTGCCTTGTCGGGAAAGTTTGCGCATATCTTACCGAACTCGGAGACATGGAGCCTCTGAATGGTTGCCGAGCGCATAGACACCCCAACGAAAATGGACGAACCGTTAGTAAATGCCAGCTCTGTTTTGCTGTCTGTCGTAAGTGCCGCCTTCTGCTTGATATAGTCAGGTAGGTTTTTGTAGGGATATTGGATCTTCCGTTTGAAGATCTTTGACGCATCATCTTTATTGTGGCCGATGATCCCCGCTTCCAACGTATCTGTAAAAACACAATCATCGAGGTAGCAGATATCGATCCATGTCGTGCCACCGAACTGGCGAGCTTTGAGAAGAAGATTGAGATACCATTGATTATTCCAGAGCCAGCGCTGGTTATAGTTGCATTGAAACCGGACCTTCTGTCCATGTTCGTCAACAATCCAGTACAGGTGATTGATACGCCACCATTTCGAGTGCATAAATTGAGCATACTGGTTTGGATCATGCGGTATATCCGGGTTATGGAAAGCCATAAGGTCATCAGTGGATAGCAATAAATCATCTTCACGTTCCTCTTTGGGCAAATCATTCTCCATCTTCCGGTGCCATATCGTTGCGGTTCCACAATGTACCTGGCTTGTA